AAGCGGCACCTTTATTATAATCTGGCATAGGTTTCTCTCCCCTATGTTATGGTTGCATTGTTAGGAAGTTGTCTTCTTCAACTTCAGGTGCAGGAATAAAATCCTGTCTTGCTTCAGGCTTTAATCTCATAGCCGAATCTTTCATAGCTTCTGCTGCCATTCTATCTTCAGGTCGCAAGGTAGATGGTGAGATACCAACTCCCAAGTCAGGATCAAGAGCAAGTGTAGCAGCACTAGCAATTGCAGTTGGAGCTTTAGCTGCCAAAAGTGCGCCTTCTATTGCTAAGTCTCGTCCAGATTCACCTATAAATTCTCTTGCAGCAGCAGCAGCGTCTTCAGCCGACGCAATACCTGTTCCAATTAACGTTGCTATACTTGCTTTTCCTTTATCAATTTTAGAAAAGTCTATTTTGAATCCTGCCTTTCTCAGTGCCTCTCTATCTTCTTCAGTAAAGTCAGCATAGCTGGATGGAGCAGCAGATTCGACGGGAGCAGCAGGTGCTGGCATCTTTGCTGTTTCGACTGGTGCTTCAAAAAAGGACTCGTATCCCGGTGTTGCTCTACCCACTCTTTGAGATGGTGGCGGCACAGCTTCAGATACTTCATACCCTGCTTCAGAAGCTGCCTCTGCAAAATACGTGGACACAATATTGGCATTACGTGCATCCGGTCCCTTTGGGTCTAAATCCCCCGGATAATCTTGTGCGTACCCTGTTACTTCCCCTGTGGTACCTTCAGCAGCAGCCTTCAAACTTCTACCCTGCAGGTAAGCAATTCGTTCAAAGGATACACCACTACGCTGTGCAACTTTAGTGTGCAAGTTTCTGAGAAGTGAGGCTCCCCTTTTTCCGGGTACTTCTCCAGCCTTACCCTCTGGTGCTAGACTATCAAATGTTTTACCTGTTCCAGAATCAAATATAAGTCCGGGTATTTTTACCTGCTTTAAAATTTTGGTCATATCTCCAGATTCAACAGGCTTACCATTTGGTTTTACAAAAAAGTAACCACCAGATGTTTTACCATCCTGAAGTCTGGCCTGAAGAATTGCATCCCCAATGTCATTCAAGGGTACGTTAACTCTGCGTCCCTTTGCTCCCGTTGTTTCTGCTGAGATGTAAATAGCGCGGGTATCGGGGTAGTATGAACTTACTTTTAGTTGTGCTACTGCGTTGGGTCGCAGACCATTTTGCATGTTAAAAAGCACAGCCATAGCTGCAGCTTCTTGTTTCGGGTCTTTTGCTATCTCAGTAACTTGCCTAAAGAAGTTCTGCATAGTTGCTTTATCTGTTTTTATAGATACTTCTGATACAGGCTTTGGTGGTTCTTTGATACCAAAGATTTTTACATTTTTTGGTGTATCAGGTTTTTCTTCAGGTAGAAATGCTAGTATATTGCTGTTAGCTGGAAGTTCTCTAGCTATACGCAAACCTACTTGACGCAAGGCTTGCATCGACTGTTTTGGACTGTCAACTTCTAAGTCTAAACTTTTAAATGTTTTGGATAAGAGTGTTTCCCCAGTTTCATCAGGAGTGAATATACTTATGGCTGATCCGGGCTGGTCGGCAACATCTCCCAGATACTTGGCAACCGTGTTACCATACGCTTTTGCGCCTACCTTTAGTTTCTGCTCAGTCGCATACAGTTCTGCAACTTCACGGGCGGTAGCTGTTTCAGGATTCAATTTTGCCATACTCTTTGGATCGTTTGCTGGGGGTTCAATTAAATTGCCCTTAGCTTGTAAATCCATAGTTGTGCCTATTTCTTTATCCACTCTATCAAAATCTTTTTTATCTATTGTGCCGGGATACTTTTCTTCTATAAGCTGTGATAATGTAAAAGCGTTATTTTCTGTATCTGCAAGAGGAGACATGTCTTTAATAAGTTCTCGCATCTGTGCAAATGTAAACTTGCGTGGTATTTTACGTCCACCAAATATTTCAATCAAACGACTTTGATCCGGGCCTACATTTCTGTATCCCTTCATGTTTTTTAATTCTTCACCAATTAAATCAACCATCCTAGAAATTTGACTTCGTTTTTCTGGGAATTTTATCGGTTTATCTGCCATCGATTAATATCCGAATACTTCGTCTTGAACTTTGTGGACGTGGTTCTTGATTGCGCCTAGTTGTTTGTGTATCGAAGCGTAACCACTTATTCGTGTCATCATCATGTATCGTAAAGCGTCGTATGCGTGATCTTCAGCTTTGGTATCTACGTCTTCGCTGTTTGTTTTGGAAAGAGGTATACCAGCCACTTGTTTCACGATGTTCTGGCAAGTTGAAAAGAAACGGACTCGTGGTTCCTTTGTGTATGGATCATCTGCCAAACGACGATGTATCTCCATCTTGCCCTGAATACGATTACGATCAGAAGGAGTCCAACGCACTCCCTGTCGCATCATAACTTCCGCAATAGACGGGCCAAAGCCTGTCTTATTCCAGCAGGAAGAATCAAGTACGGTATAATGAGGTAACGGGTCAATTTGTTCCGCTTCTAGTATTCTATCAGCTAATTGTTCTGCTGTCAAGTGTTTTGCGTATAGTTCTCTGTATACCCAAATATTATTGTCCCAGTCGATTGCACCCCAGAGAACACAGGATGGTGCAGAGTATCCGTAGTCTGCTGCTCGTATACGGGGCCAGTTGGTCGGTAAATCGAACGGCTCAACCACGTGCTTGGTCCGTGAGAACTCAGGAAAGGCCGCTCCCTCTGCCACATCCCAATCCCCTTCGAGAAGTCTCTTCCGTTCGACATCTGGGAGCGAACGCAACATAGCCTCGTATTGACCGTCAGCCATGAGGTGGGGATTATCTGTCAACCGCGCTGGAACAAACTTTCGGAAGAAGAGCGGTTGACCTGCCTTTTCGTGACCGCTAGGCCAAACAAACGTTTTACGTGTGTCTATGTCAAAAGCAGGGAATGCTTTGTTTTCGGGAGTACCTTCTATGTACATCTTTTTGACCCACCAGCCACCTACGCCTCCGGGGTTAGCTGTGCATCGCATGTACAGGTTTTCTTGAAGTTCAGGATCAGTGGAGCGAAGCCTAGAACGCAAATAGTCCCACACATACGGTGTGGGGTACTGGGTAATCTCATCGATGCCTATCCAGTTAAATGCCTGTCCCTGAAATCGGGTAACGTCTTTGTCTCTGTCTAGATAGGTAAACCAGATTGTGGCTCCTGATGGGAAGTGCCACGTTGATTTTGATTCGCGGAACTTTGCTCCGGGAAACGCCTTTGTATAAAGCTGGCGTGACTTGTCAATTAGTTCTGTTAGTTCGTCGAGGGTACGCCTGAGAAGAAGACCCCTATGATTGGGGTTATGGCAATACCGTAGGGGATCAGCAAGTAAAGCAAACGATTTACCGCCACCAGCCGCTCCACCGTAAAGAACGTCTCTTTCACCCGCCGAAAGAAACTCCTCTTGAGGTCCGGGATTAGCTTGGAATACAACTTCGGAATCCCCCACAAGATCGGAAACGGACGAGGGTAGAACGGAGATATCTCCCATGTCGATGACTGCTGTGTCTGCTCCCTTGATAGCTTTCTCAACTCGTCCAATAGTGCTTTCAAGGTCACGGGCTTTCTTTCTTTTCGTCTCTGCCTTTTTTGTGGCTTGTTGTGCTTTCTTCTTTGCGTCACGCAACCGTTTCTGGGCTGCTCTTCGCGCACGTTCGGCTGTAGATAACTGATAGGTGCGCTTCGTAGCGGCTTGAGCCATACGTTTAGTCTTTTTCTGCGCTGCTTGCTGCAGGGCGGGTTTGGTTACGGATGTCCTTCATCTTGTAACCTAGTCGCTTTAGTTTGTTACGTGCGAACTCTCCACCTTCCATGTCGTCCATGTCAGCTTCGGTGGCCTGTCGTAAAATAATACGACGGGCATCGTTCAACGGAATCAAACTTCCGTCCTCTTTGTAAAATACGCTGTCCGGGTTGAACATACTTGTCATTCTGTCAAACATTCCCATCGATCTCTATCCCTTATTTCCTACAGCGGTGCGACCCCTGTGAACTTTGCCACCCCGACTGTATCCACGAGGTGACTTTTTCTTTACCTTTCCTAAATATTTATCTCTTCCTGCACTATCTTTGCCCGTTGTTTCGTAATCTTTAACCGCAAGACCCATTGCTTCTGCTCTGATCGTTTCATCACTGTAATCTGGATCATTTGGATATACCAATTCCTGTAGGGATTTCATAGTAGCAGCCCTAGACTTCTTTTTAGAAGATAGTTTATCAAAATTTGGAATTATCTTACGCAAACGGGGAGCATATTTTGCAATTTGATCCATACGAAATTTTACGTCTTTAGTTATTTTTTGTGATGAAATATTTCCGGGTCTAGCCATCGATCACGACCTCTTTCTTGGGGGGTAACAGGACTACTCCGTGTATTGCGGTTACATTGTGGTTGATTTGTTCTTGTTTTGCTACACCGACACGGTTGAGGAGTGATTCGGCTGCTTTGAGGCGCAGATCGTCACCTCGTTCTGGGGCGGGATTGTCTATAGTTGAGATCACGCGGTTAGCTGCCTTCATTGCGTTGGTAGCTAAGATGGTTTTTGTGCGTTCGATGATCTCATCAGCAAGAGTGGACTTCAACCAAGCGGCAGACCCACGGGAATACCCCGCATCCACCGCTGCTGCGGTGACCTGACCGCCATTTTCAAAGAGAATTTCTAGAAAACGGTCTTGTTGTGGGGTAAGCTGTCGTTCTTTTTGCTTCTGTTGAGGTAGAAGGTTCATAAAACCTGACTTTCAGTCCCTTTAGTCCGTTGCATTTCCACTTTATGTCCAATTCAAACAGATTAGCTTCTGTAGCAAATGCTGCCATTTCGTCTACACGGGCTTTACACTCGTTTTCTGTGTTGTATGGACCTTTTGTGTCGTTTAATTGCTTGCACGTTTCGGGAGAAATGGCTAAACAAACGAGTAGGGATGCTTCAAACATGGGATTTTGTTCTTTTTTAACAGATGTGGGACCGATTTCTTTAGCCTACATCGCCCTGTTAGCACAAGTCAAGAGGAAAATTGTCGGGATGTGCTAGATTTATCTAGCCCCACAACCCAAGTATAACCTTTACATATCTATAAGTCAACAAAAAAATAAAAAATATGGTTGACAGAGCTTTTTTCTTGACAAAACCGCATATCGACTGTACAATGGGACTAAGTCCTGCCGGGAAATACACCCACGATACACCCCCTCGCTTATCTGCGTAGGGGGTTTCTTTCGTTTACCCGCCGGGATACCCCAAAGGGGTTGTTTCTTTTCCATATCGGTAACTATATTTCTACAAAATTGATGGCGACATTGCTAGCATATGCCGGGGGGGTGGGGTGGCCCTCGCGTACGCCCGACGGCAATATTTTTATCATTTGTCCCACATCACCGATCCCAAGGCACCCGCCGGACAGCACCCAAAAACAACCCCGCCATATATCCTAACGGGATAACACGCCCGCACACCCGCCCGCGTTGCATGATTTGTCATCCCTTTAATTATTTAGTTGACAGATAGAGGGTAGATTTGCGCTGCAATACCACCACACCGCACCCGCGATTTATCCCGCCAGTTCAACACGCTGGGACACATTCAGAGGATAGGCAAAAAAGAACCCCGCCGAACTAGTCAAGCGGGGCTAAGTCTAGGGAGGAAAGGGAGGTTTATTCGTTGTTTGTTTCTGGCTTGTAGGTTAACTGGAGCCGCGCCACAGTGCGCGGGGAATCAGTGCAAAACGTGTAATGATCGAAGCCATAACCGCGCAATAGTTCCTTCAAGCCTTTAATCTGATATTCAAGGGCTTCAACCTGCCCCAATATAATAGCCTGTTCGCTGGAAGTCATCACAACAAGCTTCTTTGCCTCATCAGCAGTGAAAGTTTCGGTATTGATGTTGAGAGTTGATTTAATCATCAGTTTGGTTCCTTTTCGTCGGTTTAAGTAGACGGGGCAACCGCGCCCCGCCTTATTGTTATAGCCAACAAATAACTAGCTGGCAAGCCTATATGCTGATTTGGCACCCTTTCTAAATACCGTCTCAACCTTATAGCCTTTTTCTCGAAGCGTAGAAATGCCCTGATAAACTGAGGCTTTGGTCATGCCAGTTTCACGAATTAGCGTGTTTTTGGTCACGGCATAC